CGTTGGTGTAGGTCGTGGCGATGTCGTTGTAGAGCTCTTCGTAAAACTCCTTCCCCCAGACTGTTGCATAGTCGAGCATAGCTCTAACTGTGGGGAAATCCTCGTTGGGCGAGGTCTTCCATTGCAAAGTCTGGTAGATGGTGTCTTGCTTCATTGCTCCTGTCCATAGTCCGTTCAGTTTGGTGGGGTGGGCTCCTAGGAATGTCAATTCAGAGAAAACTTTGAGGTTCTCTCCTACTTCTTTGGTCTTGTCGGCGTCGGTGTACTTCTGTCCAAGCGTGTCCTTCATCACTCTCGCAATCTCTCGGGGTATGAACCCGGCTTTCTCGGCTGCTGGGGATATCCACAGGATATGGTCATCGCCCAGAATCTTCACGCGGATGTTGTCGTCGAAACTCAGGTGGGGGCACAAGATCTTGAAGCATATCCTAAAATAGGCTTCAAGGGTTACACAGTTAAGGGGCGTGGTAAAGAAACAGCCTGAAAAGTTGTTGCATTCGGTCTTAAATTGGTATGAACCAACTTGGGCGGGGGTCTCGGTCTCGTGGTCAATCATGAAGTTATCCATGGTCGGTGCGTTTCTGCCAGTGATGACAGTGTTCATGTGGCAAATGAATTCGTAGGCGGGGCGTCTGATGGCTTTGGCGTAGTTGATGTCCATTTGTTGCAAGTCTCCGTCGTAAAATCTATTTCCAATTCCGTCTCCTAATTCGGTCAGGTATTCGTAAATCGCGTTCATCTCATACGAATACTGGTTCACTCCTATGGCAGAAGGGAACATCTTTGAGTTTTGTAGCATGATCAAAAAAGGGCCATAGATCATTCTAAAGGCTACTAGACAAATCAGGTCGTTGGAATAGATCATACGGGTCTTGGTCTTCATGATTTTCTCAGCGGATACTAACTCGTCCTTTAAGTATCCGATGAAAACGTGGTCAATGGTCTTCGGGTCTCCTTTGTAGTCAATCATCTCCTTCAGCTTGCGATCGACCATCTTCTTGAATTCGGGGTCGTAGTGGAATTCACCTTCATCGTCGAACCAAATGTACTCCTTCTTTCCCTTGGCGGTGGTGGTCTTGAGCAAGGGGTATCCAGGTGAGGTTTGAACTCGGAGGGAACTGAGTAGTCCGGGTATTCCTTTGCAGGCTTCCTCGAACGTCAATCTTCTCCTTATTTGTGGCTTCACGTGGTTCATCCAGGCGTATTCCATGTCGGAAAACACTTCGCTGATCAAGTTGTCATCGAT